ACACGACGCTCTTCCGATCTGGCAGATTTTTATATCCACAAATCAGAGTTCTGACTCTCGAGGGGCTAATTTGCCCATTATTCAAAGGCGCGATTACGGGCGTGATTGCGGCACGCCGGCGCGCCGAGGCGCGCGTATCATGTTCTCGGAGGTGATTTCGAATGCCGGCGCGCAGGAAACCAACGGTATTGCTTGAGGCGAGCGGCGCTTTTCAAAAGAATCCGAGCCGGCGCCGCGATAGAGAAGATGAGCCGGTGCCCGAGGGGCCGCTCGGCGGGCCGCCTGAGGAATGGCTCGAGGCCGCAAAGGCCGGCAATTCTCAGTTTCAGGCCTGGGTAAAACTATGGGACGAAGTGACCGAGATGGCGCAATTTGGCGTGCTCTCTTCGATGGACCGGATTCACGTCGAGAATATTTGCTATCTCGAGTATCGTATTCGGCGCATGGCGCGCGGCTATATGAAATGGGCAACGTCAGATTTTGCGGAGTGCAACAAACACCTGGGGCAAATTGGTTGCATTCCGAGTGAGCGCTCGCGTGTCAAGGGACAAACAAAGACGGCCGAGGTTGCCGGCGAATGGGCCGAGCTCGCCGCTGAGCAGCAGAAACGGCCGCCCGTCCAATAGTGTGCCGCCGAGTCGCGATTACGCGGCTATCTGCAATCAGTACGCACGGGATGTGCTGGCCGGCCGTATCGTGGCATGCAAGTGGATCCGGCTCGCCTGCAAACGTCATTTAGATGACCTGGCGCGCGAGCGCACGCCGGATTATCCGTATCGCTTCGACGCCGGCCGGGCCGCAAAGGCCTGCAGGTTTATCGAATTGTTGCCGCACGTCAAAGGCCAGTGGGCACGGCCGGCGCCGGGCGAATCGAACCGCATTCGGCTCGAGGCCTGGCAGGTTTTCAAAACTGCGAACCTTTTCGGTTGGGTAGAGAAAGCAAGCGGCTTTCGCCGCTTTCGCCGGATGTACGAATGTGTGGCGCGCAAGAACGCCAAAAGCACATGGGCCGCCGCGGTGGGCCTATACATGTTTGCGGCCGACGGGGAATACGGCGCCGAGGTCTATTCCGGCGCCACGACTGAAAAACAGGCCTGGGAAGTATTTCGGCCGGCCTGGTTGATGGCGCAGAAAACGCCGGAACTACAGCAATATTTCGGCGTGACTATCAACGCCAAAAGTTTACTTATCGATGCCGATTATTCGCGATTCGAGGCCGTCATCGGCAAACCGGGCGACGGTGCGAGCCCGTCGTGCGCGATTATCGATGAGTATCACGAGCATTCGACGCCGGAGCTCTTGGAAACGATGGAGACGGGCACGGGAGCCCGTCAACAACCGTTAATTATGGTAATCACAACCGCGGGCTCGCTGATCGAGGGACCGTGTTACATCATGCAACAAGAGGCGCAGCAGGTCCTCGAGGGTACGCTCGATAATGATCGTTTCTTTGTGCTGATTTTTACCCTTGATGAAGAGGAAGAATGGAAAACCGATGCCGGCATTTTCAAGGCGAATCCTAACGCCGGCGTGTCGGTTTCGCTCGAGTTTCTGCGCTCACAACAACGAGAGGCAATGCAGTCGGCGCACAAACAGGCCACGGTCAAGACAAAACATTTCGATTGTTGGGTGAACGCGCGGCGTGCCTGGATGAATATGGAGGCCTGGCGCCGGTGTGGAGATGCCAGTTTGCGCGTGGATGATTTTCGCCATGAACCGTGTTACGAGGGCGCCGACCTGGCCGCCAAAATTGATTTGGCGAGTCGCGTCAAGGTTTTTATCCGCGACGAAGAGGGGGTCCGGCATTATTACGTTTTTGCGCGTAGTTACGTGCCGCGGGATAGAGCGCTAGATACGCGGCATCCACATTACGAAAAATGGGTACACGCCGGCGCCCTGATTGCACACGACGGGCCGGAAATTCAATTGGCGAAGATTCAACGCGAAATCGAGGATGAGCTCGAGCGCTTTCAATTTGCGGCCATTGCCTTTGACCCGTGGTCGGCTTTGCAGATGCAGCAAGAGCTCGCCGCGCGCACCAGTAACGACGTGGTGATTTCCATACCGCAGACGGTTCAATATCTTTCGCCGGCCATGAAAGAGCTCGAGGCCGCGGTACTTTCGGGGCGTTTTCATCACGACGCAAACCCAGTTCTGACCTGGGCGATTTCGAACGTGATGGTGCGCGAGGATGCCAACGAAAATATTTTTCCACGCAAAGAAACGACGGGCGCCGGCTTGCAAAAAATCGATCCGGCGAGCGCTCTATTCAATGCCATGAATCGGGCTATGGTCGGCAATCCGGCCGCCGCCGGCGATTGCTTTTTCCTGGGGTAAGTTTTCTTTCCCGACAAAAAGAGGCGAGCAGGAAAATGAAATTCATGTCGCGAATTCGCGAGTGGATGAGCGCGCGCGCGAGTCTTGAAAATCCGAGTGTGCCGCTTTCGCTCGCGGCTTTCCTGGGATGGCTCGGCGCCGGCGAGCCGACGGCGAGCGGCGAGATTATCAACGTTGCGAGCGCTCTGCAGATTACGACGGTTTACCGTTGCGTGCGCTTGCTGGCCGAGAGCGTTGCCAGTTTGCCGATTGTCATCTATGCATCGAAAGAGAGCGGCGGGCGGGCGCGCGTCGACCACGATTTAACCTGGATCCTATCGAACGAACCAAACGACGAGATGAGCGCGGCAACGTTTTGGGAGGCCTTTACCGGCAATATGGCCGCGACTGGCAACGGTTATGCCGAAATCCTTCGCACGCGTGGCGGCTCGGTTGTGGGGCTCTATCCCTTGAGCTCGGGAGTTACGACGCCGCGGCGCAATGCGCAAACCAACGAGCTCGAATATGTGACAAGCGTCGGCGGCCGTGAGCGCGTGATTTCTAAAAGCGATACGATCCATTGCCCGTTACTCGGATTTGACGGGCTCAAAGGTTTCAATCCGATTACTTTAGCGCGGCAAATGCTGGGCGTGGCAAAGGCGACGGAAAAATTTGGAGCGAAGTTTTTCGGCAATGGCGCTTTTCCGAGTGGCATCCTGACGCCCGACGCGGGGAGTGTGATTACCGACAAGCAAAAGGCCGATTTGAAGGAATCATGGGAGCGCAATTACGGCGGCGACAATCAACGGCGCGTGGCCGTTCTCACGGCGCCCTGGAAATGGCAGGCGCTCGGTATCTCTCCCGAGGATTCGCAGTTTCTCGGCACGCAACAATTTACGCGTTCGCAAATCGCCGGCCTGTTTGGAGTGGCGCCGCATAAGGTCGGCGATACTACGCGGCTATCAAACAACAACCACGAGCAGGAATCGCTCGCGTTTGTGACCGATACGTTGCGGCCTTACTTGAATCGCATCGAGCAGGAACTCGAGCGCAAATTATTGCCGCGCTCGGGGCCGAATGCCTACACGTTGCAAATTGAATTCGACGTATCGGAACGGTTGCGCGGCGATTTTGTGACCACGCAAGAGGGCATGGCGCTGGGGCGTCAATGGGGATGGTTGAGCGCCAACGACGTGCGCCGAGGAATGAATTTGAATCCTATCGGCGCCGAGGGCGACGTGTATCTCTCGCCACTCAACATGATTGATGCGCGCAAGATTGACGAGCAGGGGGCGCCGGCGCCGGCGGCCGGCGGCCAGGCCGCGGCCGAACTCGACTCGGAAGAGGGGAGCATGCTGGGCCGGTATGCGGCGCAGCATGGCGCCGGTTTTGTGCGTGCGTTTCGCGCGGCTAATGGCGACGTGGAACGGTTGCGCGCCGGCCTGGTGAGCGTGGCCGCCGGCCTGGCCGATGCCGCGGCGCGTGAGCATCCGTTTATTTTCTGGCCGGATGAGACGCAACAACGTATCGCCGGCGAAGGGCTCGAGGGGAGTTTACGGCGCGTGCGGCGCGCATCGGTAGGCAATCAATTTCGCTTGAGCGAGCAATTTTGTCGGGAGGAATTTCGCCGCCTGGTTCGCAGCATTCACATTCAAACCGCGCGCGAGGGCGCGGCCATTCAGGCCGAGCAAGAGGTGCGCGGAGGGGGAGACTTTTTGCCATGAGCACACGCGAGAGACGTTTTATTTCCGGCGCAGGCCTGCGCGCGGCCGAGGGCGCGACGCCCGGCATTCAGGGAGTGGCCGCAGTGTATTCGCAACAGTACGATACCGGATGGTATGTCGAGAGCATTATGCCGGGCGCCTTTACGCGCGCCCTGGTCGAACAACAAGACGTGCGGTGCCTGTTTAATCACGACGTCAATCAAATTCTGGCGCGCACCAAAAACGGAACCTTGCGCCTGGCCGATTCAACCGCGGGCCTGAAATTTGAGGCCGATACGGATCCGGCCACGAGCGTGGGGCGCGACGTGCCGGCCATGATTAGCCGCGGCGACATTGACGGTTGTTCGTTTTCATTCAATGTGCGTATGGCATCCTGGCGCGACGAGTACGATGCCAACGGCAATTATGTGCAGAGTTATCGCGAGATTGAGGACGTGGATTTGTTCGACGTCGGGCCGGTGACGTTTCCGGCCTATACGGCGACGAGCGTTGACCTAAAAGCGGCGCGCGCGGCCGTGGGCGAGCTCGAGCAGGCGCACGGGCTTTGGCCGGAAGGATTGCCGGCCGATGTGCGGCGCTACGTCGAGCGCCGCCAGGCCGGCCAGGGCAGCCAGGCGCCAGGGCGCCGCCGGCGCCCGGTACGCGCGAGCGGCGAGCCCGGTTATTGCACTTGCGATTGTGCCGAGTGCATGGCCGGCGATTGCGAGAATTGTTCGCACGTCGATTGCGATTGCATGGATTGCTTATGTGATGCGGCGCAAGGCCTGGCGCGCGATCAACTGCGCGCGCGGGCGCACATGGGCGCAGTGTAAAGAAACGTTTTGCCGGAAATTTCCCGTGCGCTCTCGCGGCGCCGCCTTCACTGGTTCGCGGCAAATTTCCTTGTCGATGCCGGCCTTTGCTTTTCAAACGGCGAGGGCGTTCCAGATTGAGCGATAACGCGCGAAAGCGAGAAACGAGAAAAACGAATGCCACAAATTAACGATGTTAAATTGAGGCGCGGGCAGCTTGGAACCGAGGCGCACGCATTACTCACGGCGCCTAAATGCTCGGCCGAGCAGCGGGCCAAGGCCGCGGTTATGCTCGATGAGGCCGACGGGCTTACTGAGCAGATTCAATTGCTCGAGCGTAGCGGAACCTGGCAAGAGATGCCGCGGCCGGCGCGGCCGGCACCCGGCGCCGACGACGATGGTTTGTCTGATGAAGGCGCCGCGCGCGCGCGCGACTATCAGAACGCCTTCGAGGTGTACATGCGCGGCGGCGAGCGTGCTCTGCGCGAGAATGAGCGCGCTCTGCTCACGAGCGGGCAAAGAAAACTCGACAAAAATCCCATCCTGATTGGCGGCGAGAAACGCGATATTACCGTGGGCGGCACAGGAAACTATATCGTGCCGCAACAGTTCTACAACGAGCTGATTTCAGCCCAGAAATACATTGGCGCCCTGTATGGCAACGTGCGGCACAAGACAACGCCAGGCAACGGCGCGCCCATGAAAATCGGCTACGAAAACGATACGGCCAATACGGTTGTGCTGGTGGCCGAAAATACGCCGGTCACCGAAAGCGATCCTCTGTTTTCAGGAATCATTCAGTCGACCGATACGCTCGCAACCATGATAAAAGTGAGCCGGCAAGAGCTCGCCGACGCCGGTTTCGATTTGCCGGGGCTGTTTCGCGATAGACTCGGCAAGCGCTTTTTGCGCGGGCTCGAAAATTTCATTGCCAACGGCGACACGGCAAACATTGCCGGCCTGGTTGCGGGCATTACAACCTTTGCCACAACCGCGGCGGCTACCGGGCCGACCTATCCCGATTACGTGGCCTGCGAGACATTGCTCGACGTAGCGTACGAGCCAACCGCGGCCTGGTACATGAACAAGGCCACGCGCAATTACACCATGGGCCTGCTCGATACGCTCAATCGGCCGCTCTTTTTACCCAATCCACAAACCGGCGTGCTCGATCAAATTCTAGGCTTTCCCATTCGCTTAACGGCCTATTTGCCGAATTCGACAACGGCGACGGCGCTCGGTATCGTGTTCGGCGATTTAGAAGAGGCCTATTTGCTGCGCGACGATGGCGAAATGACCATGCAGCGGCTCGACGAACGGTACGCGGATCAATTGATGGTTGGTTTCCTGGCTTACATGCGCGCCGGCGGCAACGTGACCGATCCCGGCACGCATCCTTGCGTGGGTCTAAAAACGCACGTCTAAAACGTTTTGCCGAAAAGCGCGGCGCCGGGCCTGCTAAAACTGTTTAGCGCCGCGCTCTTTTCTCTCAGGAGGATTCTTTTCAATGCGCGTGATTGCCGTCCAAAACTTTCAATGGCCGAGCATGACGCGGCCGGCGCGGCCGGGCGAAGTGCTCGAGCCGGCCGACGAGCTCGGACAGGAGTGGATCCGGCTCGGCCTGGTGCGGCGCATGGATGAGCCGGGCGAGGAACAGGCAATTCGCGAGCCGGGGGAAAAGGCGATTCAAGAGCCGGGGGAAAAGCCGGCGCGCAAACCGCGCGAAAACGCCGCGCGTTCGAAACGGTGACGCATGCTGAATGCTTATCCGATTACCGAGGCAATTCTCGAGCCCGTGACGCTGGCGCTCGCTAAGCAGCAATGCCGCATAGATCCCAGTTTTGGCGATGACGACCAACTGTTGCTTGTCTATATCGGGGCCGCGCGGCGCCTGGCCGAGAAGAAAGTGCAGGGCTCGTTTTTTAATCGCACCTGGCGCCGCACGATTGATAACTTTCCTCTGGCCGCGAATTACGACACCACGATTTCGCCGGCCGATAGGGCGGGCTGGCCGTTCGCGGCGCAGATATGGAATCGCATCGTCATTGATTTGCCTGGCGGGCGTACGCGCAAAATCAATTCGCTTTCTTATCTCGACGGCAACGGCAACCTGTTTACCGTGGATCCGAGCGTGTACCGAGCCGACCTGGCGAGCATTCCGGCGCGGCTCACGCCGGCCAAGAATTCTTTGTGCTGGCCGTGGCAAGGGCAATATTTGCCAGGCTCGGTAGAAATTCTTTACGAGGTTGCGAACTATACCGCGGCCATTATCGGCGAGGCCTTTACCGTGCCCGTGGCCGGCTCGGGGGGCACGTCGAACTATGAACTGAAAAAGACCTGGGCAACCGGGCTCGAGAGGTTGGTGAATGGAAGCGGCGCCGCGGTGGCCGGCGCCTTGCTCCAAACGGATCCGGCGACGGGCACGAGTTCTCTCGTATTGCCGGGCGCCCTGGCCGGCCAGGCCTTGACGGTGGATTACGACGTTAAGAATGTGCCCGACGACATTACGAATGCTTTACTGATGCTGATTGCTCACTGGTATCGGAATCCTGAGGCGACTACAGATTTGACTTTAAAAACGGTGCCGATGGCGGTGGATTGCCTGCTCGAGGGGCACGCGATTACCTGGGGAGACTATCGCCCGTGCTGAGGTCTATAAGCAATCCGTCTATCGGCGCCGGCGAGCTCGCGCACAAAATCGAAATTCAGCAACCGCAGACGGCGCCCGGCGATTCGTTCGGGCAATCGATCACGCCCGACACGTGGAATACGGTGCTCACAGTGCGCGCGGCTATCGAGGAAGTGGCAAGCGGTGAGCGCAGCGAGGCCGGGCAATTAGTGAGCGAATCGTCGACCCGTATCACGATTCGATGGACGCCGACATTTATCGGCGCGAATTTCCGCGTGCTCTGGGGCACACGCGTTTTTGCCGTGCATGATGTGACGAATTTATTGGAGCGTAATCGCGTGCTGGTACTTTCCTGCAGCGAGGTGAATCAACAAGCATGATGCAAGAAGGGCTCGCCGCCTTACTCGAGAACAATGCCGGCGTGCATGCAATTACGACGCGCGTCTTTGCCATTCAGGCGCCCGACCAGGGCGAAGTTTATCCATGCCTGGTTTATAAGTGCGCCGGCGGCGAGGGAGCGGCGATTTTCGAGGATGGCGCCGGCATGATCCGGCAACGTGTCGAGATAACGGCATTCTCGACGAGCGCCGCCGAGGCCATGCGCCTGCGTTATGCGGCCACGGTGGCGCTCAAGCAGTGGAGAAAGCAACTATTGCCCGACGGCACGTTTATCGACACGTGCAATTTACTCGACCCTGGTACTGATTTCGAGCCGGGCATCACGCGCTATTTCTCTTGTATGTGCGAGGTTTACGTTTTTTTCACCATGCCAGTTTAAGAAGGGAGCGAAAAGACAATGGGAACAGTGACGCCAGAAGTAGGAGGGTACGCGGGAACGCTCGCGCAAACCGGGGCCGGAACAATTATCAGCATCGGAACGACGCCGGGCACGGTCATCGGCGAGGCTTCCGATTTGCCGTTGAATCGTCCCAAGTGGGCGACGGCCAACGTCACCAATTTTCAATCGGGCAAAGATGCCGAATATATCGGCACGGTACGCGAGGGCGCAACCGTGAACGTCAAGGGAAATCGCGTGAGTGCCGATGCCGGCCAGGTTGCGGTGGAGACGGCCTATCAATCGGGACTGGCAACCACCTTTCTGGTAACTCTGCCCAAGACGAAAACGCAAACGTCGGCCGGCGACACGATTACCTTTTCAGCCATTGTGCAATCGTTCGATTTTTCAGTTTCGCCGACCAAGCAAGTCGAATTCTCGATCGACCTGCAGGTTTCAGGGCCGTCGAACGTGACACCTGGCACTTAACTTTAAAGCGAGGAATCGATGAAGCAGAGAAACATTGCCGGCACGATTGCCGACGCGACGTTGCCGAAAACGCCCATGGAGATTGACGGCAAAACTTATTACTTGTGTTTTACGCTGGGGGCGCTTTCAGAAGCGGAGACGTCGATCAACGTCGAGCTCGCGCGCCAGGGCTCAGAAGAGCGCGTCAACTTGCTCTATGCGTTGCCGGCCGGCAATCTGGCGAGCACGCGCGTTGTCTTTGCGGCCGCGGCGCGCACGTTTCAGCCCGAGCTTACTTTTAAAGAGGCCTGCGACCTGCTCACGTTTGAGGATATTTACACGGTGGCCGTCAAGGTGCGCGAGGCCTGGAACGAGGCGCGGGCCAAACCGCGCGAGGACGAAAGCGAAAACCCTACTCCGGCCGCGGCCGTCGCGTGAGCGTGCCGGCCTGGCTCGATTTGTGGGCGTTCGCGCGGATCCGCATGGGGTTCTCGAAACGGGAATTCTTTGCGCTCACGCCGCGGGCGTTTTTCAAAATGCATGAGACGTGGCTGGAGCAGCAAAAAGACGTGCATCGCATGATTGCCCTGTTGCGCGTGGATCTAATCAATCACAGTTTGTATCGGCCGGCGAAACCGCTGGAGCTCGCCGACCTGATGCCGGGCGGCGCCCGGCCAGCGGCGGCCAGAAAACGCCGGCTCACAAAGAAATTGCGCGGCGAGATTGCCGATCGATTTCGGCAACTGTTCGGGGCGCCGGCGCCGAAGGATTGATATGGGCGGCTTTACGGCACAAGTGACAGGCCTGCGCGAGCTCGACCAAAAACTCGGTGAGCTCGGCGACAAAGCGGCGAAGCGCATTATTCATGCAGCGCTCAAAGAGGCGGGCTATGTTTTCGAGGCCGCGGTGCGGGCCAGGGCGCCGGTACGTGCCGGCGGCGCGAGCGGCACGGCGGCGCCGCCGGGCGCGCTCAGAAACGATATTCGTTCCATTGTGACTAGAACTGAGGACGGGGGGCAATCGTTGCCGGCCGTGATTGTGTACCCTGGTCAATTCACCCGCCGCATTGCCAATTGGGTGGAATACGGGCATCGGCAAGTGCGCGGCGGCTATTCGAAAATCATGCCGGGCGGCCGCCGGCGCGGGCCAGGGCATGAAACGGGCGCCGTGCCCGCGCACCCGTTTATCCGGCCGGCGTACGAGGGCGTGCGCGAGCAGGCCGTGCAGGTTTGTTGTAACGCCCTGGCCGCGGGGGTGGAAAAGGCGGCCAAAAAATGAATCGCGCATTGTTGCGGAGGGTGTGACACATGGTGCCAAAAGAATGGCTTAAATCGGCGGCCGTGGCGCTGCTCGGCGGGGCGTGCGCGGCGCTCTCGGCGGCGGTCATGGATCCTACTAAGTTCAACCTTGCGAACGGCATCAAAGATGAACTCTTGATTGCCTTGCAGGGCGCGGCGGTGGGCCTGGGTGCGCTCTTTATACGCTCGCCTTTAGGCAGCAGTTTGATGAAAGCGCTCGCCGACGCCCGCCAACAACAGGCCGACGATAGGGCCGCAATCAGCAAGCTAAAAGCGGAAATCAAGTCGCAACCCGGCCAGGCCGCGGCGCCGGCGCCCGATCCGGCCGGCGGGCCGCCGGGCGGGCCGCCAAAGTGAATTGCAAATGCGGGGCGCGGCACGATGGTTGGCCGGGAAAAGGCGGCGGTTTATTGTGTCAAATGTGCTGGGAAGCGGAGTGCTCCGAATCGTGGTGGGCGATGGTCGCCGGCCAGGGCGAAGAGGCGGCGCCAGATCCGGCCGGCGGGCCGCCTGGCAGGCCGCCGGCGCTCGGAGAACGGTTCTCGCCATACCTGGGGCCGCCTGCAGGCCTGGCGGCGTCTCCTGGGGCATCTGCGAGGCTTTTGGGGGTCGTTTATACTAGTGGCAGGGGAGAGTTTCAAAACGAAATGACAGAACAAGAAAAACCGTTGACGATTATGCGTATTGCCTGGGGCGTTTGCATCGGCAATCTGATTGCCGCGTTGATTATCGCGATTATTTATTCCGGCTTTAATCACCACTAAAGCCGGCAACCATCAAAGGAAAAGAAAAGGCCGCCCGCGGGCGGCCTTTCGTGTTTTCTGGAATGAGGGGGGCGTATGGCCGAGGCCGCAGGTTCGGTAAAAATCATCCTGGCCGTCGACTCTACGTCTTATTCGGCGGCGCTCGAGAAAGCTAAAGCGCAGTTAAAGCAATTAGAGGGGCATGTCAGTTCGGCCGCGTCTACGACTAAGCATGAGATGGGAGAAGCTAAGGGCGCGATTGCCTTACTTGGCGAGCAAATCGGGGTTAATTTGCCGCGGCACATTCGCTCATTTATTGCTGAATTGCCGGGCGTGGCGTCGGCTATGGCCGCGGCCTTTTCCGCGGTGGCGATTGTCGGTATCGGCCTGGCGATTTACGAGACGGGCAAAAAAGTTTACGAATTTGCGCAGAAGAATCGCGAGGCCGCCGAAAAGAACGCCGAGGCCTGGGAGAAATCGCGCCAGTCGTTACATTTACAGAATCTCGAGCTCGACGCGTCGACCATTCATTTACAGAACGAGCTCGCTAAACTCGAGCACAAGCCGGAAAACAAACTGGCCGAGGAAATGGCGAAAACGGCCGTCGAGGTGGCAAAACTCGATCAGGAATTAGTGCGCGCCATCGATGACGCCCGCAAGCTACTGACCGAGCAAGAGCCGGGATGGATAGCGCAAACATTTCTTCACAAGGGGGGCACGCAATACGAACAAGAGTTAGCCAAAACGCATTCCAGGGCGCTTTCTGAAACGACGTCTTTAGAGGATCAACTAAACAAGAGCGTCAAATATCACAATTCGCTGATCGAGCGCCGCAACGAGCTCGAGGCCGCGCAGGCCGGCAAGGGTACCTATCTCACCGCAACCGGGGAGACAAAGACGCTCGACAAAGGCCGATTCACATTGGCGACGGGCCTGCAAAGCGAGATTGATGCGACCAACGAATTGCTCGCCAATCAACGGCCGGAGCAGGCGCGCATTCAAGCGCAGATGAATCAAGATACCGCGCAGGCGGCGCTCGATAAAAAACAACAGCAAATCGCGGCCGCGGCGTGGGAAAAACAGGCCGCCGAAAAACAAATGCAGGAATGGCGCCGCGCGCTCGACGCCCAAAAAGCGGTGCGCGCTCTTTCGGTGCAGGATGAGGCCAATTACTGGCAGGGGCTGGCGGCAACCGTCAGGAACAATGCGCCCTTGCTGGTGGCGGTGACCGATCAGGCCAACAAGGCAGTCGCGGCCGCCAACAAAAAGTTTCAAGAGGATTTATTCGGCGGTTGGGTGGCCGCGAATACCATTTTCCAGCAAGAGCAGGCGCAAGACGCGCGCATCCACGATGCCGTCATGGCGGGATGGGAGCAGGCGCAACGGGGGCTCGCCGAGCAAGTGAGGGAACAGCGCGACGCGGCGCGCGAGAATTTCGAAAATACCGCGGCCGAGATTGAGGCCGCCGAGCGGATCCAGGCGGCGGCGATTCAATTACAAGAACAGCGCGGGCAATTGTCGCACCTGGCCGCGGCGCTGGCGACTCAGCAATTGCACGAGTTATCGGCCGCGCAGTGGCAAGCGGCGCTGGGCGTGGCGCAAGAGGCCGGCGCCGGCATTGGCTTGCGGGATATCGAGCGGCACGGCGGCGGCGTGGGGCGCCAGGCCGAGACAGATAGCGCCGCGGCTAAATCGGCAACCGCGCTCGGCGCGCTCCAGGATTCGGCGAGTCAACTGGCCGCGCAATTTACCGATTTGCCGGCGCACATTCGCGAGACGTTGACGCAAACCGTGGACACCATCAACGGCGCACTCTTGCGCACCCTGACCGATCCGTACCACCGCGGGCAATGGAAAGATGCAGGCAAACAAATCTTTACCGGCATCGCCGGCACAGGGCTCAAGATGGCCGAGGGTTCGCTCGGCAAACTAGTGCCAGGCCTGGGGAAATTGGGCGCCAGTGCGGCCAATGCAATGTGGGTGAGGATGGTTGAGGGCGCCGCTCTGGGGGCGGGCGCCGTGCCCGGCGCTATCGGCAAGCTATTTTCAGGCAAAAACATCAGTTCCGCAAGTTCGGCCAGTGGTTCAATCTGGAGTCAATTGTTTGGTGCGCTGCTTCACTTTCAGGGCGGCGGCGATATTCCTACCGGCATGCCGGCGATTGTGGGCGAATCGGGGCCGGAGCTCTTTGTGCCGTCGACGTCGGGCCGCATCATTTCCAATCGCACCATGAACATGGGCGGCACGTTTTCGCACGTGGTCAACGTGGACGCCCGCGGCGCCGGTGATCCGGCGGCCGTCGAAGCCGCGGTGCATCGCACCATGGGCGTCTATTTACAGCAGATTCCGGCCATGACGGTGGAGACGATGCGCAACTACAATGCTCGCCGGCCGAGCGGCGCGAGGGTTTAAATGCAAGCGATCACCATCGGCAATAACACCTATAATCTCGTGATCCTACCGAGCTCGCCGGGCGCCGCGGAAATGTCGCTGGGCATGAGCGACGCTATCGCGATGGTGCAATCGCCTTACGTGCCGGCGCAGATGCAGGCGCAGGCCTGGCCGGGCGCCGATGCCTGGGATGGCGCCGTGATATTGCCGCCGCTTAGCAACGACCAGGCGGCCGAGTGGGAAGGATTTCTGGCCGAATTACGCGGCCAACTTAACGTCTTTCAACTGGGAGATCCGCGGCGCCAGCAACCGCGCGGCAACGCGCAGGGGAGTGCGCCCAAGATGAGCGGAAGCGACATTGCAACGGCCACGCAGATTACCACAACGGGATGGAAAGCGAACAATTTTCGCGTGCTCCTGCGCGGCGATTTATTCCAAGTCGGCTATCACCTGTACCGCGCCTGCGAGCAAGTTAACGCCGACGCGTCGGGCCACGCCACTATTAGCATTTGGCCAAGTTTGCGGGAATCGGCGGCCGCCGGCGCGCCGCTCGTGCTTGCTTCGCCGGTGGGCGTTTGGCGCCTGGCCGACAACCGGCGCGAGTCGCAATTTTCGCCCATGCGGTTAACCACGATGAGTTTCAAAATTCTCGAGGTTCGTTAAAGCATGCCGCGCAATTTGCCGGCGGCCATGATTTCGGGGCCGGGCTCGCTTACCGACAATCTTATTCGGCCGGCGCTACTGGCAGAAATTCATTTTAAATCGCAGGTTTCCTATATCTGGTCGGGGGTCGGGAGTCTGGTTTGGAACAGTCATACGTATCTCGGCGTGGGCTCGCTGGGGCGCATTTCTCACGTGAGCGCCGGCGTCGACCTGGCCGCCGGCGGCGTGGTGGTTTCCTTGAGCGGCATCGATTCTGAATTGTTCGCCGAATCGATGACCGATATTCAACTAGGTGCGCCGGCCATTATCAGCTTTGCGTTGTTCGATGCCGCGGGCAACATTCTCGGGGCGCCGCGGCTATTTGGGGGCGTGGTCGATAAACCGAGCATCACGCCCGGCTTACAGAGCATCACCATTTCACTCAGTCTGGAGACGCGTTTTACAAACCTGCAGAGGCCGAATGCGCGGCGTTATACGGCCGCCGATCAGCATATCTACTATCCCAACGACACGGCTTTTCAATGGGTCGAACAACTAAACGATCAGGCATTGAAGTGGGGCTGAATGGCGCTTGAACGCAAACCCTATTGGGACACGCGCGAGCTCAACGATTTCCTGATAGCGCGCGCCTTTGCGCCGTTTTCCTGGGGCGTGAACGATTGCGCCCTGTTTGTGGCCGACGCTATCGAGGCCATGACAGGCACTGATATTGCCGCCGATTTCCGCGGCTATACAGACGAGGTCGGCGCCTGGGATGCGATTCGGCGCGTGCGCGGGGCCGATGCCGCGGTGACGGTCGACGCCGCGGCCGAGTATTGCGCGCAAAACTTCGGGCTCGAGGAATGCGTTTTTCCGCTCGAGGCCAGGCGGGGCGATTTTTGTACGTTTATGCACGCGGGCCGGCTCATGCTCGGATTGATTCACTTGAACGGCCGCGATATTGTGACGCCCGGCGACAAGGGACTAGAGCGCGCCGCGATGGCTGAGATTGCCATTGGCGAGGATGGTACCGAGGTTGTAACGATGGCAATTCGGCGGGCCTGGCATGTCTAAGGCCATCATGGGCGCGGCCATGATTGCCGGCGCGGTCATCATTGACGCCGTGGCGTTATATGCCACGGGCGGCATTGCCGCCTTCTGGCAGCCGGTGTTTTGGGCGCTACTCTCGGGCGGCGTTTCGATGGAAGCGAGCGCTATCGCGCAGGCCTTGACGAGCAACCGCGGCATGGATATTTCCACGCGCATGGCGGCCGGCTTTCGGCAAATTGTTTATGGAACGCAACGCATCGGGGGCACGACGATTTATCAGTCGACCACAGGCGCCGGCGGTTCGGGCGGCGCGTACGTTTACAACATGGTGATTATTCTGGCGACGCATGAGATTGATTGCGCGCAGAATCTCTATCTCGACGGCCGGCAAGTTTTCTTTCGTTCCGATGGCAGCATCGGCAACGTGGGTGCCGGGAAAGTTTCGAGCCCGCCGGCGACCACGGTCGCCATTGCCGGCGGCCAGGTTACCGGGATTACGGCCAGCGGCGGCGCCGGTTTTTCGAGCGTGGCGCCGGCGCGCTATCGCGTGCGCATCTATGGCGGCGCCGGCGCCGGCGCCGCGGCCTATGCAACCGGCGGGCCGGGCGCCTGGTCGGTACACGTGACGGCCGGCGGCGCGGGATATACGACGGCGCCCACGGCCGAGATTCAGGGCGCCTACACGTTCGGTGGGCACGCGCGTTCTGATGACCCTAATCCGTCCAGCGGCGGCTATCACCTGGGGTATGGTATCGGGCCAGGCGGCCAACATTACAACTTCGACGGCAAAGTGTATGCCGAGATTCGATTCGGCGACCAATTGCCGGGGGATGTGATTCAAGAGCTCGCGACCAACGACCCGCAATGGCAGTCCTATACGCCGAGACAAAATGGGACGCCCTACGTGGGCGGTTGTGCTTATTTGTACGTGAACGTGGGGCGCGATGCGGCCATGTTTCCCACCTATCCCGAGATACGCATTACCGTCAACGGTAAAAATCGGATTTACGATCCGCGCACGGGCCAACTAACTTTCACGAGCAACTGGGCGCTTTGCGTGGCCGACGTTTTGACCGATACGCAATTTGGCGTGGGTGACCCTGGCGTTAACCTGGCGCAATGGATTGCCGCGGCCAACGTTTGCGACGAGCACGTATTGACGAGCCAGGGCAACGAGGCGCGTTATACGCTCAATCTTCACTACGACACGAGCACGAGCGCCGGCGACGCGCTGGGCATGATGATGCCCTGCGCCGCGGGCCGGCTGAGTTACATTGCCGGGGAGTGGTTCATCTGGCCGGCATACTGGCAGGGGCCATCGTTTTCGTTCGATCAAAGCGCCTTGATCGATGCGCCGGTTTGGAATCCTTACCGGAGTTTTCGCGAGTTAATCAACCGCGTGACGGGAACCTATACGGCGCCCAATTTCCCTTATTCAGTGGCCGGCAATTTCTATGATCGCAACGGTTGGTATTACGGGACGAGAGACAACGTTTGGGCGTTCGCTTTTCAGCCTACCAACTTTCCTCAATACGCCGCGGATCCGTTGCACGGGTTTGCGAGCGACGTATTTCTCGAGGCCGACGGCGGCGTACCGTTGCCGCAAGACATTAGCCTGCGCGGCGTGATTTCGATTGTGCAGGCGCAACGCATCGCCAAAATAACCTTACTGCGCAACCGGCAACAGGGCTCGGGCAGTTTCCACATGAACCTGGCCGCCTGGCAGATGCAAGAGGCCGATGTTATGCAGTTCACGTTTCAGCAAATGAGTTGGGCGAACAAGTATTTCGAGATTACCAGAGTGGAGTTTGTGCCTGAGCCGGGGGGCGGGGAGGGCGGCGCGGTGCGGCTCACAACCGCGGTAAGCGTGATAGAGACGGCGCCCGCGGTGTACGAGTGGGGCGTGGGCGAGGAATTGACGCCTTACGACGTGGCCGCCAATCCGGGCTTTATTCCGGCCAATCCGTTGCCGCCTACCAATCTCAATCTCGAGGACGATGCGGCCACGCGTCTGGTGCTGGCGAACGGGTTCTCTATTCCGCGGTTGCTGATTTCCTGGACGCCGCCCGACGACGCGTATGTAAACATCGGCGGGCACATTCAAGTGCAGTATCAAGACTCGACAGGGCTGTTACTAAGCGGCGCCTGGATCGATGCCGGCCTGTTCGATGGCGATTCGAGTTATTGCTATATCGACGGCATCGATGCGGTTACTTATCTGAATGCGCGCGTGCGTTCGATGCGCGGCAATGGGGCCGTCAGCGATTGGGCTTATTACTCTAACTATAACTGGCAGCATCCCCCCGTCGGGCCGCTTACGGGCACGTTAGTGGTGGTGGGCACGACGCCTAATCCACCTGTATCGACTACCGGCATGGCCGGCCTGCCGGAGCTCGACAGCATCGCCGTCAACCTATCTGGCAATCCGGTATTTCTGGCGCTTAATATGCAGTTTGCGGCGCGCGGCGCGGGCGGCGCGGTGACGGGTATCGGCACGTCGTTCGGAAATGCTAAAGGCTCGGCGCCGCCCAATGTCAATATCTCCATCAGCGGCGACGGATCCGGCGCGACGGCCAGCGTTTCCTTTTCGCCCGGCATTCCGGCCGGCGCCAATACGATTTGGGCGCCGACCCTGACGCTGGTCGGCGGCTCGAATTACAGCGTGGCAACGGCGACGGTGACCATTGTTGCCGGATCGAGCGATTACACGTCGGGCACGCACACGTATGCCTGTACGGTTGCGGCGATTACGCCCAGTGCCAATGTTCCGGTGAGCGTGCAAGTGCTCATGGATGGCGCCGCCATTCTCGGGCCGGCGACGGTTTCGACAGATGCAACCGGAATTGCGCGCCTATCGCCGTCGGAATTGATGACGCCGGCGCCCGCGGCCGGCAATCACGTTTTCGCAGTGCAAGCGTCGACCACATCGAGCACGCCGGTGGTTTCCACGTCGCGCACCTTTTCGCTTATGAATATGGCCTGATTTCCGGCCTGATTTCTTTTTCTGGGGGCAGCTTATGCAATGCAGAAATTTGTGGGCGGCCGGCGCCCTGGCCGCGGTGATGTGTTTGTCGAGCGCGGCGCAAACGCCCGGCGTGGGTTATGTCTCGATGACGGCCGCTCACGTGAGCGACGCAACCGGCGCCTTGCTCGCGAGCGGCACGATTTCGTTTGCGCCCGTCGATAACAATGGAAAGCCGATAAGTTTCAGAACCGGCGGGCCGGGCGGGCAAGTTATCTCGGCGCCGGTAACTACGCCGGTGACCAACGGCGCCTATACGCTGATTTTGGCCGATACTGCTCTAACTTCGCCCGTCAATGTTTGTTACTCGGTGACCATTATCGACAACGTGACAGGCTTTAACTTGCTGGGGCCAGGTTATACGTGCGTACAGCCGGCCGGCTCGGGGCAGGCGGTGACGGGCTCGCAGTCGTGGTGTACGGCCGCCGGTGGATCCGCGGGCGGCGCCTGCAATTGGGACCAATACATTCCCAACCTGGCCGGCCAAATTGTGACGCAACCGGGACCGACGGGGCCGGTGGGACCGACGGGGCCGGTGGGACCGACGGGGCCGGTGGGACCGACGGGGCCGGTGGGACCGACGGGGCCGCTGGGACCAATAGGGCCGAATGGGCCGCCGGGCGGCTCGCTCTCTTATCCGGGCGTGGTTTCAGATGGCTCGAACGGCATGAATATCGCGGGCAGCTTGAAAATTAGTGGCACATCTATAACTTTTCCCGACGCAACGACTCAATCGACGGCCGCAAAGGGTGGCGTGCCATCAGCCAATATCATTCGTGCAGGCAACACAGGTGCTAACGGTTCTCCCATGCCGCAACAGGTATTCGCTCATCTGGGCAATTCGCTGGTGGCTGCTGACACTGGGTTTATGACCGAGTTTTGTTCTGAAACAGGAACGGTGCTTAGTTCTACTCCGCTTTCTCCAAATATGATGATTGGTCATCAGTGCCGTTCGTCTACTAATATCACTGTGAATTCAGGCAATGTGGTCACGCTGCTTCTCAATAATGCCGACGGATACTTGCAAGTAGGAACGCGCTTCACGGCATTCGGAAGTGCGGTTGTTGACGGAGGATGCCTCTATGATTCTTATGTTGCTATTGCGCCTACTAATGCGACTACTCTAACCTTCTCAACTGCTTCACCTGCCAATCCTTGCCCTCCTTTGGTGAGTACTCCAGCAACGGTAATTATAACAACCTCCTATCAGAAATTCGGAATGAATGGGGGGACGCTCGATTCGTGGTTTACTGTGCCAGCGGCTACTTTTCCTTGGGGTTACAACGCTTACAAAGCATGGGTGCAAGGTGCTATCGCAGCAGGGCAAACTCCCATCACGATCTGGGAGGATGCGGGGATCATGACCAACAGTACCCGCTTGAGCGCAATGGATTACCGTACGTGGATGGCTGATTTCCTGCCCAAGCTGGCGGCAATGGAAGCCATCACCGCAACCAATCCAGCAGGACAGACGGTTGCAGTATCGAGTTTTCCCATGTACATGACGACCGGGAACCCCGAAGCCTGTCAGACAGGTACTACCACGGCCAATCTATCTCCTTGCTCGGGAGGCTCTAATACAGGTGCGGGCGGCGTTTATGTTCCGCCCTCTCAGATGGTGGCAGGGATTCAATACGTTTTTCCCTATGGTACTACCGGGAGCACATTCACCACTCCAGCTACGATCACATCAGGAGCGTTTGCAGCAGGAACAGTAACAGCCACGCTGGATGTATGCCCACCTGATCTTTGGGGCGGTCCCGGAGATGCTCTCTTCACCACTACTGATGCTGGCGGCTTGCTGCGTCATCATGGGAATCTTGTACAGATGGTGCTCGATACGGCGGGAAGCGGCGTGCAAGAGTTAGTCAGTCTGACAGCCATCATTCCGACTGGAGTTACAGGGCTGCATGGATTTCAGACCTGCCAAACTACCTTTACAGCGGCGTTCGCTCATGGGGCCAATGCCCCAATTGTGACCACGCAATTTACAGCAGACCAGACATGGACAGATTGGAAACTGGAAATTCCTTATGATGTAGCCGCGTTATATCCAAATATCAAAATAATCGACACCTTGAGTGCCATGGGGCGACAGGTTATCAATCCCGGCCTTTGGACTGCGAATGAGTTACACCCGACTCTTACGGGTTATGGTCTAAGAGCCTCACGTATTCTATTAGCAGCAGCACCCTTTCAAGTCGCGCCACAGACCCCGCCTACACCTAATCCTGAAACCTTCATGCAGGATGTTGTTTGGATCACGCAGAGCAAACCAGCACTCGATATAGCATTTGATCCCGATGTTGCTGTAAGAGCAAGAGGTTTAGCTTTAGGTAACAACTGTGGTGCCTACTATTCCAAATGTAATCTTGATCCAAACTTCTTTTATCCAAGCCAGATTGGAAATCAAAACACAGCAAGTGGTACCGCTGGTGTTTATGGTTCCAGCATGCCTGCGGCTACAGGGCAAATACTCACAGCGGACGGACAGACAGGCGATTTCATTTGTATGGCCGTAGGCGGCTGTTGGCAGCCAACAACTATACCTACACCAACAGTTTTAGCTGCGAATAACGTGCGTATCACCTACACCGGCACTCCCACCAACACCCTGCAAGGCAGGCTCGATATTATGCGTGCCTATTATGTCGATCCTGTACAGGGTTCATTCTTCGCCGCGCATCAGATGACTTATCCCTTGAGTGGAACCTATAACCTTACGATCAGTTCGAGTACCACCACAACGATTGTGTTTACTGTCCAAAAAGGCCAGAATCCGGCTATTATCGGCGGTACAAACCTGAGTTGCCAACAGATCGAGATGCAAACCGGAGACTGGATTCTTTGGGCGGGAAATCTACCGGGATTGTCAGGCACGGCGGGAGGCAAGACGCAGCTTGCAGCTACGGGAAGTTGGAACCCAACCACTTGTACATGGACCGATGCCAGCGCCAGCTTTCCAGCTATCACAGCGGGAGTCATGGCGAATCTGGTGCAGCAGTACCGGGCGGGAGATGCTTCTTTCAACACCGTCACTGCGGCCAGCCTAAATGTCGCGGTGCTTACCCCCAGTGTGGGAGTATCCATTGCCGCGACTCCAGCATACCCGACAGGTGGCTTCTTGCTCGGTTCCACTGCCGCAATTACGGGTGGCAACTGCGCCAATGGGACAGCTTATAGTTTCAAGACTGCCTACATGCCCCTCTACTGGGGTACGAATTACGCTCATGCGGGGGCAATCGGGACTACTGTAGGGAACTGGACGCCAGTAACAGGAACCACTACAGACACCATCAGAATATCATTTAGCGGGGCAGGGTCAATAGCACCATACGGCTACACAATTGTGCTTTACTTGCAAATTGCAGGTATCTATTATGCTGTTGGTAGTGCTCCGACAGCATCAGTCGTTACGACATGCCCCGCAACCGGGGCGGGTTTGTCTCCTGCCAATGCAGCCGACAACAGCAGCCTTGGATACACGGGAGGAACTTTCAACTCTACAGCCAGTCAGACCACGGTGAACTGTGGGACTTCCGGCACCGCGATCTTCGCGCAAACGCAGGCGGGGACTTCAGAGAAGAAAGTTTTAGTTCATTTGGCCGCGTGCAACGGCGCGGCCAGTTATACGTTCCCCACGGCGTACACCAACACGCCCGGTATTTTCCCGTCCAGCACGGCGGCGGCGGCATTGGTGACGGCGCTCTCGAATACGGCGGTGACAGTCACGGGGAGTACGAGCACGGGCACGATTGTGTTAGATGATTTTTGAGCAGGGGCGTTTATCTTTAGGGAGGGGAAAGCATGATACGCGCGCAGATACTCGAGCTCGAGCACGAGCAGTGGACGGCCGAGGTGGGGCCGGATATCAACGAGCCGGCCGCCGAGAATTACCGCATCGCGCAGGCCAACGATGCGCTGAGTCTGGTGATGTGTTCGTCAAAGGCTTATTCGGGATGGTTGGCGAAGCAGGTATCGCCGCTGGTGTTCGAAAGTGCCCGGATTAAATTTCACTATGCCATGATGACCGACGATGCTACGCGGATCTGCGCGCAGGTAGCGGAAACCGACGCCAAAATCACCGACGGCCAGGGGTGGACCTATGATTTAAGCGCGCAATGGGAGATGGTGAAAAGCGCCGAGGGGTGGATGTTTCAAATTGACGATGCCGATTGGAAGTGGACCGATACGGGCATCGTGATTCCCGCCGCCACGGCTTATGACACGCAGGAGTTCGTCATTCACTATCGGCTCGACTACCAACAAAAGGCCAGCGCCGTCGTTTCCGTAGAGGTGGACAACGAGGGTTTCGAAGTGCCGGAAAGTTTGTGGTGGATTCCCGCCCGCGAAGTAGGTTGGGCGCCGAGTGAGATTGTGACTCAACTACAGCAGTGCAACCGCGGCGAGCCGGGTGGCTACACTCTGCGCTTTTCGAACATCGGTTACGTGCTCGAGGCCTGAATGTGTCAGTCGTCGCGGCGGTATTCGAGCGCAAAACCTTCGTCGACGCCCAGGCGGTAGAGGGCCAACTTTAAGACGCTGGTACGGTCAAGGCCGAGTTTGCGGGCCAGTTTATCGAGCAGGCGAATGTGCGCCATAGGTAAGCGGATATGGACACTCTGTGTTGGCATGGGGTTATACTCACGGCTAATGTGTGGCCACGGTGTAGCCACATGAGGACCACGCTGTGTGAATAAGAGATGACAAATTTTTCTCTTGACTTTTAATTACGCGCGCGGTTACTTTAGGTCGGTTGTTAAGTTTGTAGGGTACTTGTGATTGAATTACCAGGCGATTTCTAGAAGTTAGAGTTAGTCGAAAGGGTTCGATTTAAATTTCGAAGCGGGCGCTATAGCGCGTGAGTGATTCCGCGTTGATATTGAATGGCGTCATGCCGAATTTCGCGTGCTTGGCCTGCGCCCGGCATGCGAACGCCTGGCGCAGTATGAACGACTCTGCGCGTTTCCAGGCAAAACTTATGCCTCAATCTTTGCGTACGGCTCAATCTTGTTATCGATTACAAGGGGGGCGCCGAGATGTGCGAGAGGGAATTTGCGCGCGCGGCCATGCCGGCGCTCATCCAGGCTTTGCCGGTTTTTGAGGGCGCGCCGGTGCCGTGGTTCGCGGCCTGGCGTGAGCATCGGCCGGATTTCGCCGCCGGCATTTCCAACCAAAAATTCGAACGGGCCAACTATCAGCACGTCTGCGTGGTATGCGGCCGGCGCCTGCGGCCGCCGGTGGGTTTTTTCGGTTATGTCTTGACGCCCATGGAACGGGCGGCATTCTGGCCGCCGGCGCACGTCGATTGCGCCACGTGGTCGATGCGCCATTGCCCGTTTATTCGCAGTGTAGAGGATAACGATCCGCACGTGAAAATGGTTTGGATCACGCGCCGCTGGTCGACGGTGCCGTATGGGGCCGGGCCGGATGGGCGGCGGGCCTGGTTTCTTTTGGGGCCGCCGCGGGGCGTCGAATGGTACGTCGGGGGGCGCGCCGCCACGCGCGCCGAAGTTTTACACGCGTTGCGTCTCGAGTTGCGCGGGCTCGAGTGGGGCGAATCGGGGCAATATGGCCGCGTGTTTGGGCTCGGCCGGCGTAAGCGTCAACTGCAGCGCTGGTTGCCTGCTAGCTAATTGCAGCAATTTTTCCCTGGAGGTGTTGGCATGTTCTGGATAGAGATTTTGAAATTTCTTTTCTGGCCGGCATTGGTGGCTTTCCTTCTAACCTTTGTGCCGTGGCCGCGGAGACGGGAGAAACGGAAGTTATGAATGGGTTCGATATGGATACACGCCATTTGTCACCAATGTTGGAACCGGCGCCAACCGGATAAGCGAATCCCGGTTGTCGAGGGCGACGAGTTTTGTTGTTTTTGCCATGCGCGGCGGGCGGCCGGCATTTACGTGCGCGAGAATCCGGCGCACCTGGCCTGCAGGGGGGAGCATCGGGCGCCGCCGGCGCGCTCGGTGAGTTATGCGGCGCCGGCCGCGGCCGCGGCCGAGTCATTCATCGGCAATGGTTGCCAGCACGAGCCGGCCGACCCGGATGCGGGCGGGGGGACGTTGTGTTGGCATTGCGGCGCCATGATTTGCTATGACGGCGGGCAATGGCGGTCGCTCAAGGTCGGCGCCGGCGGGAAATTCTCAGAGCTCGGGCCAAGGGTAAAGAATCCCGCTTGAGAAGGGTTCTGCTCTTCGGTTCGGGAAAAGGGCGTTTCCCGTCATGCGCCCTTTTTTGAGTCGCGGCGTTGACTATCCCCCGATTGGTTTACGCCGCGGCTATCAGGCACGAAGGGAGCACCAACCATGCGCGGCGTATTGACGCAAGCGGAGCACGAGGCGATTTGTCGGGCTTTAATCGATGAAGGAAAATTGGTCGAGGTGGGGTTTGAGAGTCTGCGCTTTCTTGTCATGGCCGCCGATGCGCCCGAGGTTCAAGTAAATGAAATGCGTATGGCGTTCTTCGCCGGCGCGCAGCATGTATTTGCCAGCATCGTATCGATGCTTGAGCCCGGCGCCGAGGCTACCGATAACGACCTGATGCGTATGAGTCTGATTCAGATCGAGCTCGAAATATTTGTGCAGCAATTCAAGGCTAGATCTGCCGGCTAAAACAACGAAGGGAGCGCAAACCATGCGCGACTACCGCTCAAGGCGATGCTTTGCCAGATCATCTTACCTATTGACGCCCGCCGAGCATGAGGCGATTTGTCGGGCTTTAATCGACCAGGGAAAATTGATCGAGGCGGAATTTATGGCTCTGCGCTTTTGCGCGATGGACGCCGATGCACTCGAGGTTGAAGTAAGGGAAGCGCGCCAGATTTTCTTCCTCGGAGCGCAGTATGTATTTTCGCGCATCCGTTTGATGCTCGAGCCGGGCGCAGAGGTTACCGAGAACGACCGGACGCGTATAACCCTGTTTCAGACCGAGCTCGAAACATTTGTGGAGCAATTGCTAAAATCTGCCGGCTAATCGTGGCCTGCAAGGAGGGCGGGCCGGCCTGGTTTCTTTTTTTGAGTCGCGGCGTTGACTATCTCCCGAGTGGTTTACGCCGCGGCTTATCCAGCGTGAAGGGAGCACAAACCATGCACGTAACGACGCAAGCGGAGCACAAGGCGGCATGTCGGGCTTTAATCGAGCTGGGAACATTGATCGCAAACACCAATGCGCGCGTATTGACGAAAGCGGAGCACACGGCGATTTGTCGAGGTCTAAGCGACCGGGGAAAATTGCTCGAGGCGGGGTTTAAGAGTCTGCGCTTTCTTGTCGAGCCCGCCGATGCGTCCGAGCTTCAGGTAAGCGAAATGCGCATGGCGTTTTTCGCCGGCGCGCTGCATGTATTTGCCAGTATTCAATCGATGCTTGAGCTAGGCGCAGAGGCTACCGATAACGACGCCACGCGCATGCGCGCGATTGAGGCCGAGCTCGAGACGTTTGTCGAGCAATTTGAAGCGAGATTGCGAAAATCTGCCGGCTAATCGTGGCCTGCAGAGGGCGCGCCGGCCTGGTTTCTTCGTTTTGGCATGGGGGAGCGAGGCCGCGCGGCCTTTGAGGAAAAGGCGAGTTTGCCTGTTGAAAAACATAAACAGGCGCGTCGAATGTACAGATTACGAGCGGAAAAAATGGGGTTTGCTTTTGGATTGGTTTTCTTCATTATCTTGCTTTAGCTCTTTTGTCAAAAAATGTCGGAGGCTAACGAAATGAAGATCACGCTCAAGAACACAGACAAAATTGTGGCCGTCGAAAGTCTCAGTGGCGCAGTGCCGGGCCGCATCTGGGAGGGGCAAACCGATGAGGGGATTTACGTGCAATGCGTGATTACGCGCATCGCGGCGCCGAGCCACGAAAACCTGGGGCAATTCGAGCGCGAGCTCGAGGAATGCGCGCCGCCGCGGCAAGCGATAGCGTTTCCTTCGTACATGGTGATTTGATGCCCGATATTGCCGAGCAATTAGAGTCGCGCCGCGGCGCCATGAAATTGTCAGAATTCGCCGCGACCATGGGCGTTTGCTATATGACCGCGTATCGATGGGTGCGAAATGCCGGCCTGCCGGCGACCAAAATTGCGGGCACTCACTGGGTTGACCCGCATAAGGCCGCGGCCTGGTGGCGCGCGCACTCGATGGCTGTGGTTAAACCGCCGCAAACAGCGCGCCGGCGGGGGAGGGCCGCCGGCGAGAAGAGGGTGAGCGATGCGGCGTAAAAAATCAATCGCCGAATGCGGAGGCGAAAACCTGGTTGATTTTTTCGCGCGCTTTGCCTTCCGCGATAGTGCTCAGGTAACCGTTGGTGGTGCGCAGGTCGGCGTGCCCGGCAATATCTTTCACGGTGCCAGGGTCGGCGCCGTTGTGCAGGGCCAGGGTTACGAACGAGTGGCGGAATTTGTGAATGCTCCACTGCCGGCACTCGAGGCGCGTGCAGGGCTCATTGCCGGGCGCCGCCTGGCGGCATTTGAGGCGCTTGGCGCAGGCGTCGCAGCGATGGCAGCGGCAATGCCGGCAACGGCCGCAGGGGGCCAGACAAGCGTCGCAGGCGCCGCAGTTCAAGCCGGCGTGGCAGATGGCGGTGCGGATCTTGGTGCGCAGGCTGAAATCGGGATTGCCATTGGCGGTAGGGAACACAAAACGATCGTGGGGATGACTCTCGCGCCAGGCCTGGAGGCGCCCGAGCAGGCCATCGGACAAGGGAATGCCGAGCTCGCGATCCCGGCGCGCCTTGGTGCGGAAGGTTTCTTTTCGGACCCGGCCATGCACGCGCAAAGTAACTTCGCGGTTGTCGAGTTTGCGGATAAAGCCGGCCTTGAGGTCGATCACATCCCACGTGAGATAGGCGAGCTCTTTGTTGCGCAGGCCGGTTTTCAAATACATTTCGGCGATCAGCGCCAGGCGGCCGTATTTACGCGGCCGCGCGTTGAGGAAAGCCAGAAACCGGGCCGCATCTTCTGCGCTGTAGCTCGATTTCGAGTGCTTGGGCGCCGGCGGCCGGTACTCGCTCAGGAGCTCGGCGAGCGCTTTGTCGGTATAGCGCAAAACGGCGCTCACGGCGATATAACGCCCGGCGATGGTTTGGGCGTGCAGGCCGCGGCGTCGCAGGCCGGCGAGATAAGCGACCAGAACGGCCGCGGTGACGTCTTTGGAGTGGCCGGCGCCCGTGACGCTAATAAACTCGCTTACCGCGCGGCGGTAGCTTTCGCCCGTCTCGTCGGCGGTGTGTTTGCCTTTGGCCTGGCGGGCGGCGCAAAAAGTTTCCATCTGCTCGAGCAAGGGCGGTTTTGCCTGGGGCGCGACAGGCAGGGGGGCGCCGGCCAGGCGGGCCGCACGGGTGAGGTTCACGTGCGCCACGCGGGCGTCGTAGAGGGCCGCGGCCTGGGCGTAGGTATCGCCGCCCGGCTCGTATTGCGTCTTGCGGTTTTCGAAACGGCGGATTTGGTAGCTACCCAAATCGAGCACGTCGGGGCCGAAGAATTGCGGGTCGGCGTCCATGCGCTGTTCCCAGTTGCGATGTTTGCCGGGGATGACGCGGCGGCGTTCCCAACCTTTAGCGGTGCGCACGCTGCGCAGAAGGACCACGGTATGTTTCAACTTGTTTCTCCTGTTTTTAGTTCGACAAAACTCTACAACGAGTCTACAACAGGCAAAACGCTCTCTGCAACCTATTCATTTATTAGGGTTTCCGGCGTGGGGTTCGTTAATGCGCCACAACGCCAGCACACGGTTTATAGAGCGTCTTTAGAATCAGTTAAACTAATGGAAAATCAGTCATTTGCGGCTTTAACTGTTCTTAACTTGTTTTGCTGTTTTTGCCTCATTTTCACCCTTTCTCGACCTAAAACTCTACAACAGAGCGAAAACTCTACAACGGCGCCGCGGTAAAAAGCCGGTTTCTACAGGGAGGAATTTGCTGCATGGAAAACGTTCAAAATATCGCCGATGCTGCCGCCGGCGGGCGCCAACTTGAAGCCTTTGTGGGCCTACTCCTGGCCGCCCGCAGAGTGCTCTTTTGGGTCTGCTATTGCCGGGCCGGCGCGAGTCTCTTGTATTGCTCTTGTTGCGATGCCGAGCTCGACGAGCATCGCGCCGCCCAAGGGCACGCGCCCAATTGTCCGGTGGGCGGCCTGGCACATGCGGTGGAGGAAATCTATCGGCGCGTATCGATTGAGACACTGGCGGCCATCTGGCCGCTCGATGCCGCCGACGCGTGGAGTTATGAGACAGATAACGCGCCGAGGAAACCGCCGGCCAGGGCGGCGGCGGCCGGCGCCGTGCCTGTCGACCTGGCGCCTAATACGCTCGAGGATTTTGGCGAACCGTGGCTAGTTGGTGAGGATGGTGCGTTAGTGGAAGAGGGCGAGGCCTGGGGGGGGTCGAACGGGCGAACGGTGATAGACCGCAACCGGCAATTGATGCCGGCCAATTTCGAGCAGGCGCGCCGTATCGCCGCGGCCGTGAACCTTTGCGCCGGCGCGCCGACGGAAGCGCTCGAGCGCGCCTTTATAGAGATTGCCGCGGCCACGCCGCAATGGGCGCTTTTGGCGCTCGATGTTTCTAATTTGCATCGCGGGCACTTGGCCGCGATTCGCGATTTTATCGATGGAGTGGTGAAAGAGGCGGCCAGGCCGGCGCCGCCCGAGTACGGCCGGCCGCAATAGGGGGGCGCCATACATCAAGCTATCGCCGGCGTGTGTCGTTATTGCCGTTGTACTGAGGCGAATCCTTGCCATTTGCCCGACGGCGAGGCCTGCAACTGGTTCGACTCGACGCGCACGTTATGCTCGGGGCCGGCTTGCCTGGCGGCTCATTTTCGCGAGCTCGAGCGCGAGCGCCGGCGACAGGCGGCGCCAGGGCCTCGGCGCCGTTCGCCGGCCGAGATATTCGCTTTGCAAAAACAAGAGCAGCGAGCGCGCCGGCGGCGGGCTTACCTGGCGCGCCAGGTTCACAAAAACGCAGGGAAATGAAATGCCGCAGCATTACACGCGTAATACGGTTTCGGTTTCGGTATGGTGCCAGGTTTGCCGCAAGGAAACCATGCATCGCGTCGACGACAAGCGCCGCGGGCCATGCCTTGAATGCCTGGTCGAGCGTACGCGTACGGCGGCCTTGCGGCGCCTGGCCGAGAAACAACCACAACCGAAGCAGGGAGATTTATTTCAATGACCGAGAAAAACGCCAGTATGACCGAGCCGGCGCCGATCAATCTCACTAACGTCTCGCGCGGCGCCGCGCTCGAGGCCTTTGCGCATGATCTTGGGCTCGTGCTCGAGAATATTGCCGACCTGACTACATCGGCGACGGCCAAACGCTCGATTACGCTCAAGGTCGATTTCACGCCGACGCCTGACCGAGTGAAAGTAGACACGAGTTTTTCGTGTACCACTAAACTGGCCGGCATGGACGCGCGCCCTGGGCAAATGTTTATCGCGCGGCGCCAGGGCGGCGGCTTTGTGGCGCTCGATGACGACCCGCGGCAAATGGCTTTATGGCCGGCGCCGGCGCCGCTCGAATCGAACACCATCGAATTTAAGCCGGCCACAACTAAAACCAATTGACGGAAGGGAGCGAACGAAATGCACGAGTGGTTGGGGTATCTTTTAGACCGTTTGAAGAATGAACGGCCGGTGGTTTGGGATGTTGACGGGCAAACCTATGCCGTGCAAGAGAACGGCACGTTAGGCGCCGCGGTGCGTGACCTGGCGCCGCAATGGATTAAACCAACGTTCGAAGCATCGACGCTCGGCGTCCTGGCCGAGCTCTATCGCGCGCGTCTCGATGACTTTGAGCCCGATAGCGCGTTTCACGTGGTCGACTATCGTAACGTGCGCCTGATTAGGCTCAAGGCCGACGAGTACGGCCGCCGGCACGTCTACGCGCAAGCGAAGTACGGCGACGAAACAGCTTTCCGGTTTAATCAATTTCAGGCGCCTGACAAATTTATGATCGATTTCCGCAGTTCGTTTTTTTGGAACGACGAGGCGGTGAAAGTTTGCACGCTGGTTTCGCATCTTGAGAGTTCGCACAGTATCTCGGTGGCCGATGATGGCTTGAGCCAAAAAATCGAGATTACGCAAGAGACGCGCGCCGGCAAAATCCCAGTGACGTTGCCGGCCGAGGGCGTGCCGTTGATTCCGTGGCGCACGTTTCGCGAGGCGGCGCCCGTCGAGAATCGTTTTCTTTTGCGCCTGGCCGCGGGCGCCAAAGATGCGCCGCCCAACGTGGCACTTTTCGAAATCGATCAGAAATGGAAACTAGATACCGTTTTGAGCGTGGCCGCCTGGTTGCATGAGCAATTGCCCGAGGCGAGAGTAATTGCGTGAGAGTGGAGATTGATACTGAAAAACAAATGCTTGTTATCGATGGCGTGCGCTTTAGCCGTGAGGTGCTGTTGGGAATAACTCGGCCAGATAATGACAACCTATATCAGTTTCGACGCACAGGGAGCGGACAAGACGTGATCCTAATGGCATACAGGCTCGTTGATGGTGTTCTCAATCCGACGACGGTATTGAACGATGGACGTTAAAAAGGGTTCCATGCGAAAAAAGGATTCTATGCGTGAATACAAAGTGTATTTGAAAGGTGAAACAGATCCGCTCATAGTGCGCGCTGACGATGTGAATCTAGTTTCGGCCGAGGGTCCGAGCGTGGGCGTCTTTTTGAATTTCTGGCAGTTTGCCGGTGACGCCGAGGCGGCCGGCTCGCACGATGATGTGACGGTGGCCGCGGTGCCGCTTGATGAGGTGCGCTATGTGCTTTCAGTGTGAGGAAACGATGCGGCCGACAAGTGAGCTTTCGCCGGTGTTGAGAGGTCGGCCGGTTGGTAAAAAAAGCATACGTATGGCCGTTTATGGCGATCGCTACGGGGTATCGTGGCGAGTGGTTCGGCGCGTGGGGCTCGAGCAATTAATACGTTGCAAAGATGACGACGCGCGGCGCGTGCTTTTGAATGCTGTAAACCGCAGGCGATGAAATGCCTTTAGTATGCATGCCGGCCGATTGGTCGACGGTGGGCACATTGGTGGCCGTGAGCGAATGGTTACGGCGCGAGAGCGGCGCTCTTTGTGTGCTCGTGATTCGCGTCAATGATTCGACCCTGGCCGCGGATCCTGGCCTGGCGCCGGCCGATGCGTTGGCCTTGATTGAGGAATATGCGCCCGGCCTGGCCGCGGAGCTCGAGCAGGCGCGCCAGCAAAAACGCGGCGCTTGTTTGAAATTCGAGGGCGGGCCGCGCTAAGGGGTACAGGTTATGTCTTGGCGCGCGAGCGGGTATGTTAAAGAACTGCAGGAGTGTCCTAACGGTGAACTGATTTCCTGTCACGAGAAATGTGTGGCGTTTGTGCTGGCCGACTCGCATCAAGATAAGACGGGACTCTATACGTATCCGAGTCTCGAAACAATTGCGCGGGATGCGCGTGTTGATACGCGCACCTGCCGGCGGCTGCTCGCCGCCCTAGAGCGAAAAGGCATCATCGAACGCATACAACCGGAGCACTACGGGCGTGGCCTGCTCACGTTTTACAGCTTTCCAGCGCTCGATCAGGCGCGGGAAATTAACGGCCAAGTGCATATAAAAGGGGGGCAAGGTGCCCGCCTTTTTTTTGCGAAAAGGGGGGCAAAAGGGGGGCAGAAGGGGGACAAAACGGTACCGCACACTAAAGGTAGAATAGTAACAGGAACTAAAAAGCAAAAGATTCCCCCCTATAATCCCCCCGTTGTCACGGGGGGATGTTCGAAACCAAGCGTGTCGACGCGTGGTTTGTTTGACGACGAGCCGACGCCGGCCGGCAATGGGCCGCCGGGCGAGGCGCGGGCGGCCATCGAGCGGGCCATCGAGCAGACGATGAGCGGTTGTAGTTGGACGAAAAAACGCCTGCGCGAAAAACTGCGCGCCGTGATTCGGCTCGAGTGCGACAAAGGCCAGGCCGCGGCCACAACCGCGCTCGCAATCATGGCGGCGTGGAAATGTCAGGCCGAGAATGCTCGGTTATTGCGCGGTACGTTCGGGCCGGCGAATTTTCTCGAGCTCGGAATTTGGAAAGATTCGAATTTGCTGCTATGGGACCACGCCCGCGTAGAGATGAACCGCGGCGGGGCGCATCTATGAACGTGCGGCGTCGCAGTGAGCGCGAGCAGCGCTTTAATTTCGCGCTCGGTCAAGCGATTGCGCAGGCCAGGAAAAGGCTCGGCATCAGCGGCGTTCAACTGGCGAGTTATCTCGAAATTTCTCAGAACAGTCTTTACGGAATCGAGCTCGGCCGCCGATGCTCGTTTTTTCTGGTTGTGGAAATTGCGAAAACACTCGGTATAAACCTGGCCGAGCTCATGCCTGATGTGAGTTTATTTTCTTCGTCGTTCCGCTCTAATCAGAAAAATGACAAAACACTAGGCGCGCACGGCGAACGTGCGGTAGGCTGAGAAACGAATTTTTAATCTTCTCAAAGTTTTGTTGAGCGGTATGCTTCCCGTTCGAAGCAGGAGTGCAAAAAGAGATGCAGCGTCGCGTCTACAACGAGGCCGGAGAGAGTGAGCTCAAGACGTATTATTTGTGGGGCTCAGACGAGGGCGGTTGGCGCGTGATTCGGCGCGTGCGCCGGCTCGAGACCGGCCGCCGGCAATGCGAGCGCGGCGCCTGGCGCGAACAGTTCAACGAGGAAAGCGGCGAGCTCATCGGATGGCGCCTGGTTTCGCCCGAAGAGATGACAGGCGACCAGGCGATGCAAACCGCGGCCGGCTCAACGGCTGCCATTGTCGCGGCCGAGATGGAAACAAATGCAGGTCTGCGTGGCCGTTCGTATACGGCGCGTTTGAGTGAAGATGAACGACTCGAGCGCCAGGCGCCTGAGGATTTCATCGAGCGCACGACGGCAAAGGTTCGCGTATGGCCGGATGTGCATGGGGCGCCCGGCGATATTCTGCGCGCCTGGCCGCGTACGTAAGAACGTTTTAGCGATGCATCGAGGCCTGCAACCTGCAGGCCTTTATTTTTGAAACGGGGGAAATCATGGCGAGCGAGACTTTCGAAGTGACGTTGACCGATGAGCAATTAGAAGCGGCGCGCGCATCAGCGGCGGCACGCGGCGTGAGCTTGCACCCTGTTGGGTCAATGAATCGCGATTTAGTCACAGTGAATTACACCATTACAAGCGATGGCGACGGCTCGCTAAAGAATCCCCCAGACGCTGGAAATAACGTTGTGGCGGTGACAATTCTGCATCGGCCGTTTTACGTGCCCTTCGATACGGTGCAAACGCTTCTTACGGAATTTCTGATGAATCCACCATTGCCGGCCGGCGACTCGGTGCCGAAAGAATTGCACCAGGCGGCCGAGCGGGCGCCGCACGCCGAGACGGCCGAGGCGGCGCCGCATGGGCTACACAGTGAGACGAGCCGGCGCCCTGGCCGGCGCTAGTGAGTAAGCATCCATGCCCGCGTTGCTCTCGCGTCCTAGTGACTGAGGGTTATTGCCAGGCCTGCAGGCCGGCGAGCTCGAGCGCAATCAATGAGCGCGAACGGGGGAGCGCAAGCGCGCGCGGCTATGGTGCCGCCTGGGTGCGGGCACGGCGTAATTATCTTTCAGTACACGTGCTTTGCGTCGATACGTACAAACGCCATGCGGGCGTGATTGTGCCGGCAAGCGACGTCGATCACATCATTGCAGTACGCGGGCCGGATGACCCGCGGTTTTGGGATGTGTCCAACTGGCAGGCGCTTTGTCATGCCTGCCATGCCTATAAAACGGCGCGCGTTGATGGCGGCCTGGGGCGATTGAAGGGCGGTGAATCGTGAGTATCTGGATTGCGTGTATGGTTTGCCTGGTCGGCCTGGTTGTGTATGCCTTGAGCAACAACGGCAAAGTGCAGGCGCTCGCGTTGCACACGTATTGGGTCGGCTTGTTGGTGTTCCTGTTGCGGTGGGCGGGCGCCATGCCGCATTAGGCCGGACCTGAAATGCAACTGAGTCTCGCGGTGTTGCTTGTGGTTGCGGCTGCCTTATTGAGTGCTTTGTTATGTCGAAAGGGCCGCGATTGATAAGGCGGCGAAGCCCCGCGCTAGGCAGGGCTGATTGGGAATTGGAATACTCATTTTGTCGCTTTGTCAGGTTGTGGTTGACACGATGGCATTTACCTCAATACCCTGCGCTCGAATCAGTCCACGCTCGATTAGCGAGGGAGAATGAGCGACGCGGCGGCGCAGTTGGCGGAGGCGCTGGTGCGGATGCATGAGCAGG